CTTCGTCTTCCTCTTCATAATCTTCATCTTCGTCTTCCTCCTCATAATCTTCATCTTCATCTTCATCTTCTTTTTCTTTTTTATTATTTTCTTTTTTATTATTTCCTTTTTTATTTTCTTTATTTTTTCGTTTAACTATTTTTTCTTCATATTCATCTTCGTCTTCTGAAGATTCTACATATTTTTTTTTATCTTTTACATATTTTTGTAACTTTTTAATTTTTTCTTGTGCTTTAATTTTTTTGTCAATGTATTTAGAAGGAAACAATTTAGAGAGAAATTTATCATAATCACGAAGAGCTTTTTCGTCAGTTTCTGAATCACTACTAATATCATTATCATCACTATCTGTATCCGCATTTCGTTTTTTCTTTTTATTTATTTCATTTAGTTTTTTTGTTGAATACTGACTTTGTTCTTTTTTAGAATTCTTTTTATTTTCTGATGACATTTATTTAATATAAAATATATGTTTTTATCTTTAAATTTATATATTTTTTTATTAATATTATATATAATAATGTCTTTAGCACCACTTCAAACTGAAATGCGAAATCAACAAACTATGTGTCAAATATTATGTGATTTGTTAAATCTTGAAAATACGAAAAAATTAGAAAGTACTATAAAAAAAATCTCTAATAAACCTAATAAAGATGAACAAACTTTAACAGATATTAAAAATTTTAATAACATTGTGAGTGGTCAAGTTAAATTGTTCGATTATACTACTTATGAAAAATACGGCAACCCACAAACGGAAGATGGAGGCTATAAAAATTATATACTAAGTGTCATACAGTCATATATGTTTATTAATAATATACAACCATTGCCCCCAGAAACTATGATGCTAATGGTATATTATGTTTATAATTACTTATTATTTAAAATAGATGTAACAAAAGGACAAAATCAAGAAAACATTCAACTTATAATAGACAATATTCTTGCGTGTAAAAATAATACATCTTTAACGGTTGAACCTCCAGTGTCAAAACTATTAGGTGATTTTTTAGAAAAATCAGCAAATATAGGACCTTTAGGACAAAAAGTTCTGCCAATATATTTTATTGGTGAAGAAAGTTTTGGCGATGACTTTGGAATTTTTTATTTGAAAGACACAAGCGGTAAAATTACTAAAATTACTTTTAAACAAGAGCAAAAAAAAGCATTGGCACAATTAATAACACAGCATGACAAAGTTAATATTAGCTTGTTTTTGGCAATTTTATTTGGTTACGAAATGTACCCTGATACTGAAATGCCAATTGAAACGCCAATGGAAACTGAAACAAAAATTGATGATGATAAAGATTTAGAAGCATCATTGGATAGTGAGGATTTTGAAATTGAGACACCATTTGAAAAGGATCTGAAAAATTTAATTAATGAGTTTAAAGATGCTAATACAGACGCAATCGCTTATGACGCATCAAAACAAACTGATCCGGCAGTAAAAGAGTATCGTGATTTAATATTTTTATTGACAGATCGTTTTGAGCCAATGATAGATGAGCGCTCAAATAAAGTTATAGGTGCGTCATATAGTTTTGACATAAAACCACCAGTTAGCGTGCCTTTTCCTATACTTAAGGAGATAAAAACATCAGTCCAAAAATTTGAAGAAAATTATCAAATATTAGATAACGTTAATGAGATACCACTATATTTTATATGTCAAGTAGGCGAAGCAGCACACCATATTGTAACTATATTATATATAGACGGAAAAGTATATTCTTTTGGCTATGGGTATTCTGGTCCATCAGATAGACAACAAAAAGAAGAAAAAATAGCTGATAGTCTTAAGTGGTATCAAGAATTTCATACAGGCAATGGTTCAATATATACCGCAGACCATTTGTTGAATATTGGAGTAGGATATAAATACCCTCTTATAGATTTTGGCATTTTAACGTCTGAACATGTTTCTAAAATAGAAAAATTTTTAAACAAAACAGATACTTTAAGTATAACTTTTGAGTTAGATTTTAAATCGGAAACAGAGTTTAATTATTTTAGCACTCGTGCTACTGAAAATTTGATTTCATCAAGAAATTGTTTTATCAACAAAGATACACATGAGGTTGATCTTGAATTGCTAGATCATGTATTAAAATGTGCAGATGTCGAACACACCACTGCGCTAACGGGTGATAATTTTCCTACTTATTTTGAAATATGTCAACAAGTAAGTGACATTTCTGAAAAAACAAAAAATTATAACTGTACGTCATTTGTAGGGGCAATTTTTGAACACATAGAATGCCGTATAATTTTTTTTGATATAGTGCATCCAAAATTTTGTCACAATACATATATACCTAGTGAACGTGATATGTTAAAGTGGTTCAATCTTTTTACTAGTTCTTATAACTATCATGATGGAAAGGAAGCTTATCCAAAAGTTTTAAAGTTATTAATGGATAAACAAAATATAGATAAAAACGGGTTAAAAATTGACCCTTATTCTCTTGAAGCTTTTTCAGGAATTTCAGGACCTGTGCGAAAGGAAAGCGTGTTGGGAAAAAGACCAAATGATAATTTCCCAAACTACGGAAACGTAAAAAAAAGAGGAGGAAAAACAAAAAACAGAAAAACAAAAAACAGAAAAACAAGAAAAATAAAGAGACGCGTAACCAGAAACAAAAAACAAAATAAGCATTCCAAAAATAAAACAAAGAAAAATCGCAAGTAAATAATTATTGTTTTTACTCATTTTTGAATATAAAATTAGAATTTTATATTTAAAAAAAATTGATATTAATAAAAACAATATAAACGTATATTAATATAGTATAAGAATGTCTAAGTCCTCAACTTCTATTAATATGTCTAAATATCCTTCTAAAGTAATTGGTATTCAATTTAGTATTTTATCGCCTGATGAAATAAGAAAAGGCTCTGTTGCTGAAATTACTAGCAGAGATACATATATTAATAATAAACCAGTTATAGGCGGCTTATTTGATCCACGAATGGGAGTTTTAGAGCCTGGATTAATTTGTCCCACCGACGGTTTAGACTATATGCAAACACCTGGCTATTGCGGTCATATTGAACTAGCTCGACCAGTAATTTATATACAATATTTAAGCACAATTCTAAAATGTTTACGATGTGTTTGTTTTAAATGTAGTAAGTTACTGATAAGCAAAGACAAATATAGACAGGCATTAAAATTACAGGGTGACGCTAGATGGAAATACGCGTTTTCATTAGCCAGTAAAATTCGTCGTTGTGGTGAAGATACAGAAGACGGCTGTGGAACTTTGCAGCCTAATAAAATTTACAAGGAAGGACTAGCGACTATATTTGCTGAATGGAAAAATGATGGCGCTGAAGCAGAGCCAATTGTTATAAAAGTTACTCCAGAAATGATTTTGAAAATATTTAAAAGAATATCAGACGAAGATGTCACATTTATGGGATTCAGTCCAGTTTATTCAAGACCCGATTGGATGATTTGTCAGGTAATGTCTGTTCCGCCGCCTGCGGTTCGTCCATCTGTAAAACACGACGCACAGCAGCGTTCTGAGGACGATTTAAGTCATATTTTAGTAAATATAATAAAAACAAATAAAACATTACAAGAGAAAATTCAAAATAATGCGCCGTCAAATGTAATCGATGACTGGACTACAGTTTTACAATATTATGTTGCTACGCAAGTTGATAACAAAATACCTGGTGTTGCTTCTGTGGCTCAAAGATCGGGCAGACCATTAAAATCAATTAAAGACCGTTTGAACGGAAAAGGTGGGCGTATGAGAGGAAACCTTATGGCAAAACGTGTTGATTTTAGTGCTCGTTCTGTAATTACTGCTGATCCTAATATTTCTATACGTGAATTAGGTATTCCTATGAAAGTGGCGAAAAATATTACAAAACCAGTAACAGTTAATGCGATTAACCGTAATTTCTTGACTAAGTTGGTAAGGAATGGGCCTGAAGTTTGGCCTGGCGCTAAAATGTTGGAAAAACAGAATGGTGAAGTAATTACGTTGCGTTATTTCACAGACAGAAACTCTATTGTTCTAGAAGAAGGTGATAAAGTTCATCGTCATATGATGGACGGTGACGCAATACTGTTTAACAGACAGCCTACTTTACATAGAATGAGTATGATGTGTCATATCGCACGAATTATGAAGCGAGGTGATACATTTAGAATGAACGTGGCCGATAAACTGGTGTTGGCAAAAGGGGGCGTGAAAAGCGTTAAACCCTCTAGTGAATAGATCAATAAATATTTAAGGCAAACAATATAAAAGATAATTATAAAATATAATAAAAAATGACTACTACCAACCCTGAAAATGTCGCGTATAAATTTTGTTCTAAATGTGAAGAAATAAAAACTATAGAAAATTATTATAAAAATAGTTCTTGTTGTCGTGACTGTAATAACAAGAGACGACGTGAAAAATATAAAAATGACGAAGAACATAGAAAAAAACTAATAAAAGCGGCAAATGATACTAAACACAAAAAAGTAATCCAGAGACAACAAATAAAAAAAGAAGAACAAATTAAAATAGGGTTGGAAAATAAACAATGTAAATATTGTGATGAAATTAAACATCAAAATATGTTCCGCTATAATCGTTTAAAATGTAGAGATTGTGAAAGAGACGACCCTACAGAAAAATTTAAACGTTACATAAGGACTAGAATTTATAATTGTTTAAGAAAATCTAACAAGTCATTGCACTCTGTTGAGTATTTAGGTTGTTCTTCTGATGACTATTTTAAATGGATATTTAGTTACAATAATGTGTGTAGTTTAAAAAATCATGGTAAAGAATGGCATATAGACCACGTAATACCAATATCTAAATTTGATTTAAACAAACAGGAAGAACAACTTATCGCTTTTAATTGGAGAAATACAATGCCGATGTCAGCCAAAGAGAATTTATCAAAAAATAATAAAATTATAAAATCACAAATAGAACAACATTATAAAAAATTAATAGAATATCATTTAGAAAACAAACTTGATTTGCCTCAAGTATTTATTGATTTATTTGCGAAACACCTTGATGACGGGAAGTCCCTAAAGTTATCACTACCACTTACATATGGAAACATTTGTGAGGAACTCAGTTAATAGCTGACCCCAAAGGTAATAAAGTGATAAATGAATGCTAAAAAGCATGAAATGGGTAATCCGCAGTGTTACTTCCTAACCTCGTTATGGTAAGAGTATGGAAGGCATTCAGAGACTGAACGGGTGTTGATGAACTATGACAGACTAACCATCTAGAGTTCGTTTAAGATACAGTCCGGCCTTACCAGAAATGGTAAGGAAGACGGTTCGACCAAACCATACAATGCTGATGAAATTTTTGTGATGATAACAGGTCACAAAAACGACTAAACTATGTCAACGTCGGCAACAGGGGGCGTTAAAAGCGTGCTACCCCCTAGTCTCTATATGAGGCGAGATTTCTTGTTGCGGGAAACCCCTTAGAGCCTTTGCTACCACTCACTTTCGGAAACGATTGTGAGGAACTCGGTTAATAGCCGAAATCCAATGGTAATAATGTAAAGGATTGGGCAATCCGCAGTGTTACTTTCTAAGTCCGTTATAGTGAGGATATGAAAGGCACTCAGAGACTGAACGGAAGTCGGTAGATAATGATGGTGTAACTAACCTGAATCTGCTTAAGATACAGTCCGGCCCTTTTGGAAACTTTAGGGAACAACCGTTTGACGGAGATAGACATATGTAGATTACATTTTGTCTCCAACAGGGAGCGTGAAAAGCGTGTTACTCCCTAGTTAAATGATTCTGATTTAAAAAGCACTTAAATATAAAATTTTAATTATACTTATAAAATGGAACTATCAAAACGTTTAGAACTATCAAAAAATATTTTAGACACTCCAACCGAAAGATATTGCGAAATTTATAAAATAACAAACCTTACTACTGGTAAAATATATGTAGGACAAGCAGTTTCTCATATATTAAATCACAAAAAATACAGACCATATGGGCATGAAGGACGTTTTAGATGTCATATATCAGAAGCATTTTCAACAAAAAAAACCAGTCACATTACTTAAATAATGCCATTAGAAAATATGGCGTTGATAATTTTGTGGTTGAATTAATTGAATGCTGTGAATTATGCAATTCTAATGAACGTGAAACACATTATATAAAGTCATTTAATTCGTTATATCCAAATGGATATAATTTAAAAAATGGCGGAAGTGTATTTACTCATAGTGACGAAAGTAAAAAAAGACTGTCCATTGGTGTATTAAATTATTATAAGGATAAAAAACATGAACGGTTTAAAGATGTAAAATATATAGACGAAGATATAGAAAAATATATAAAACCTTTAAAAAGAAATAATGAGCAATATGGTTGGTATGTTTATATTGATAGGGTAAAAGCTGATTTTGGTGGTGTCCACATACCATTAGATAAAAGTAAAACAAGTGCTATAGAATTTATACAAAAATTAAAGAATCATTTAGCTACATGACCAAATTGCGGGAAACTCCTTAGAGCCTTCACTACCACTCATCTATAGAAATATTTGTGAGGAACACGGTTAATTGCCGTAACCTATGGTAATAATGTGAAGGATTGGACAATCCGCAGCCAAGCCTCTAAACTTGTTATGATAAGAGCATGAGGAAGGTTCAACGACTAGACGGTTATGGGTCTTATATGATGGTCTAATCAACCTGATAAGGCTTAAGGTATAGTCTAAGCCTGTGGGAAACCTCAGGAAAATTCATGGAAATGAATTTACATATGCCACAGGATCCAGAAGCAGAAGCAGAATTAAAAAATTTAGCAGCAGTTCCATATCAGATAGTAAGTCCAGCAAATAACAGTTCCATTATAGGTATTTATCAAGACTCAATGCTTGGTTCATATCAGTTCACAAGAGCAGGAATACATTTCACGCCGAGAGAAGCGATGAACTTGCTGATGATGTGTGATACAGTAAATGATAAACAATTATTAAATGATATAAAAAAAGATGGCGGCATTACTAATTTTGATATATTGAGTCAGATTATGCCGCCGCTATCAATGAAATATAAAACAAAAGCATATAAAGATGATAAAGACGATCCTAAGACATCAAACTCGATATTAGAAATCCGCAATGGTAAATATATTCGCGGACAAATGGATAAAAGTGTATTAGGTGCGAGTACAAAAGGTTTGTTACAACGTGTTTGTAATGACTTCGGTAATATGGCGTCGGCAAAATTTGTAGACGATTTACAGAATGTTATTACGGAATATATGAAATCAAGTGCGTTCAGTGTTGGCATTAGTGATTTAATATCAGACCAAAAAACAAATGATGAAATTGTAAAAGTAATTACACAGAAAAAACAAGATGTAAAAAACTTAATAGATAAAACACAAATCGGTATATTTGACAACAATACTGGTAAGACAAATGAAGAAGAATTTGAAACACAGGTAAACAGTATATTAAATCAAGCGACTTCAGAATCTGGTAAAATAGGTCTAAAAAATCTCAGTAAAAATAATCGTTTCGTTACGATGGTAAACGCTGGCTCAAAAGGTTCAGACCTTAATATATCGTTTATGATTTCTTGCTTAGGACAGCAGAATGTAGACGGCAAACGCATTCCTTACGGTTTCGAACACAGAACATTACCACATTATACGAAATACGACGATTCACCAGGAGCAAGAGGATTTGTAGAGAGTTCTTATATTAACGGATTAACGCCACAAGAGCTGTTCTTCCACGCTATGGGCGGTCGCGTTGGTTTAATCGATACAGCAGTAAAAACGTCTACAACAGGTTACGTACAAAGAAGATTAATTAAAGGTCTTGAAGACTTAATGGTGTCTTATGATATGACTGTAAGAACAAATAAAAATAAAATCGTCCAATTTGCTTATGGAGATGATAATATAGATACAGTTAAAGTAGAAAATCAGCAAATCCAGCTTGTAGCAATGAGTACACAAGAGATATTTTCACATTTCTTACTTCCAGAAGAATCAGGTAAGTCAAAAACATTAAATAACATATTCTTGAAAAATACGATGACAAGATATAGAAAACAGACGTCAGACCTAGCAAAGAAAATAGACGGTTATATTCAACTGATGATAAAAAACAGGGATTTATTAATAAAAAATGTATTTAAAAATAAGAGCGATACAATCGTAAATTGCCCTGTTGCGTTCTCTTATGTCATCCATAATATTCAAGGACAATGTAATATAACAGTCTCATCGTTAGTAGATATAACACCTTTGGAAGCGTTTGAAATGATAGAAAAATATTATTCAAATCTTGAGAAAAATATTTACGCTCCTCCTACTGAATTGTTTAAAACATTATATTATTTCTACTTGTCGCCGAAAGATCTACTTATTGTTAAGCGTTTTAATAGGTCATCATTAACATTACTATTAGATACGATTACGATTGATTATAAAAGGTCAATAGTTACACCTGGTGAAATGGTAGGAATGATAGCAGGTCAAAGTATTGGCGAGGTCTCGACACAGATGTCATTGACGTCATCAGAAAAAATTAAAATAATTTTAAAAAATAAAATCACTCAAAATATCAATTGTTTGTCTATTACTATTGGTGAATTTTGTGACGAATTAATTTCACGTTTACCAAATATGACATTCAATACAGGTCACGAAAATAGTGTAGAAACATTACTTGACACTTTAGAAGACGAACTATATATTATAGGTGTTAGCAAAGACGAGAAAACACATTGGAATAAAATTTCACATATTAGCAGACATCCTGTAAACGGACAAATTATGAAAGTTACAACCAGAAGTGGAAGAATAGTTGAAACGACTACAAGTCATTCACATTTAATTCGTGATGAAAATACACAGTCAGTTATTCCTATAGTTGGTGCTAATATGAAGGTTGGAATGAGAATACCAGTAGCTAAACATATAGAAAACTCGTTTATAAAAGATACAGTTGTTATAGGTGCGAAAGAATATAAACTAGACCATTTATTCGGCTGGTTTATTGGTGCATACTTAGCAGAAGGAAGCATAAATTATAACGAAATTTCTATAACAAATATTTCTCATCATTATATCGAAACAACACAAAAAATCGCTCAAATGTTTAACAAAGAGTGTCGTGTATGCGAAAAACAGAGTGAATACGGCAAAACCGTTACAACTAAATTTAACTCGCCAGACTTAGCTAAATTACTAACTAATGATTGTGGCAATGGTAGTTATGTTAAACGCGTTCCTTATTTCGCATTTACAGCGCCAATGGAATTTAAAGCAGGATTATTTCAAGGATATTTTGATGGAGACGGTAATTTTCAGAGCGATAAAAATCATCACGGAATGAGAGCTTGTAGCAGAAGTTTACAATTAGTTAAAGATTTATCGTTAATTTTAAATTATTTCGGAATTTTTGCAAATATAAAAATGGAAAACCATAATAAAAAACCGTTATACCATTTAAATATTGCTTCAAAATATGTTAAGATATACGCTGAAAAAATAGGTTCTGTTTTACATAAAGAAAAATTACAGGACATTGTAAATTATCTAGAAAGAAATGAAGTAAAGCTACTGACAGAATATATAGATAGAATAAATGGCATTGGAAATATTATTGCAAAATGCGGTAAAGAATTAGCACTTCTAGGCCAAAGCAGAAATTACGGATACTACAAAAACAAAGAATCAGTTGGAAGAAGAACACTTGAAAAATATATTGGCATATTTGAAACACATCCAGATAGCTATAAAATACAAAATGAAATACACACTCTAAAACAAGCAGCTAACTCTGATGTTATTTGGGATGAAATAGT